ATCTACAATAGGGTTTGATAGATTTTTCAACTCGTTCTTTACATGTTTGATGGATTCACTAAGCGTTTTCATAAATTGATCGTTTAGTAAATTAGAGTAACCTAGCAGAACCTCCCTCCTAAAAAGTGAGGAGGAAGTTACACAACTTATTGGTAAGGACCATAGCCGACCTGCTGTTTTCAGCAGCTCGGCCTCCGGTCGTGTCACGGCAATATGAGTAATCATATTACGTGCCAACTTCCAACGTAATTGTTGGGACTTACCTGTAAACTTCTGTAGCTCCACTAAATGGTCTATATTTACTAGCTGTGACGGGTTGTACCCTCTCCTGATAGCTGTTTCCACTATGTTAAGTTGGTCAGTCCAACCATTCTTGGTTGCACTTATCCAACCGCTTAGTGGAAACCCAGTAACCTCAACGTCTTTGTAGAAGAGTCTCTTCGCAAATTCAAAAGTATCTTTTGATACCAATGATTTTTGTGGAGAGAGCTCAACTCCAAGAGATTTCAAAGTTTCTGCGTACCGGTGAGCAACTAAGTCATTTCTAATTACAATGTCATCTCCTAGTATCCTGTAATCTTTAAACTCTTTAAAACCGAGTTTAAGAGCAGAGTATTGGACGATGGCATGGTGGGCCAGAGCAAGGAGGGCCCAAGAAGAGTAGAGTCCCATCGGTTGTCCAGTACTATACTTTATTGTACTGTCCTTCCAATGAAACTCTTGTCCTACCATCAGGTAAGACCACGCTTCTTGGAATCCCTTGTCATACACCACCTCTAAGATTTTCTCATAAAGGAAGATTGGCAACCTATCGGTTGCGGCTGTAAGATCGAAAGAGTAATATGTTTGACTCTTTCGGCCGAACGGTCCAATATCCTGCCCAAAGGTCAGGTCAGACTCCATGGTCTTCAACTGTTTAAGAAGAAGATTATGAAGTGGTTTGAGTGACGTTTGGGTCCAGTAATCTCCCATTGCAATAATTCTTGACTTCCCCTCAGTGTCCTTGACGACACCTAGAGATCTAAGCCTTCCCTTCCGGGTGGGCTTTGGATCCTCTTGGTTCATCAGGCGCTTTGGCTGGTCAATTAATTTTTGCATGTAGAGTTGGAGTGTTGGGCCAGCGACGATCCACATAGATTCCATTAATTTGGGATCTTTTTGGACGTCTCTGAGCTCCGCACCCAGGACTTTCATTGCAATCCCTTGGGGAGAGTTCTTAGTCGTGAAATGTGGACAAACCCATTCAGGACGATCGATTTTTGGAATCATCTTTGGAATCACAAAACTCATGTAGTGTTCAAAGTCCTCCTTAATTTCTTTAGAGTACTTTGGACCCTCAGTGATTGTTGTGATATCAGGATCTTTCCAACCTGGAATGACTCTACTAACCATTAGAGCGGTTAATACCACTCTAATAGTTTGAGGGTTCCTTTCAAGGAGAACTTTGTTTACTTCTGGCCCAAAGGCCTTAGGTAGATTAGTTCTTGTAAGAGACGGTCCTTTAGACGGTACTTTGCGCCCGGCGACGAAGTTATATAAGGCTACTCTAATTTCTTTGAGAAACCTTATCGTTTCTAAGTTTCCCCGGGTCCTATGCCAGAGATTTACTTTGGCAAAGAATGGTTCGAAGGTTTCAGCTTTTAGACCAGACTCAAGAACACTGGTTGAGAACAATGGAGCGAAAGCTCTTTTGAACTCGATCAACTCTTGAAAGTCCGAGGTTTTAATTTTAATCTTGGATTTCATGTTTGGTGTTGAAACTTTAACCAATTAGACTTGATTTTGGACTGCTTTACTAGGTGCTATCACCCCAGAGGGGGAGCCTTGTCCATCCTAGACCGCTTTTTGGTATGCAGCGGCGGCATTACCATGTCGTTGTCTCCATACCCCAGAGGTGTAAAACTCTGGTCGGGTGCCTTAAATGGCAAACCACATCTCTCTTGCGAGAGCGAGGGAGACTATACAAACTTTACATGGTCC